ACTTCACCCTGTACCGTAGCATCTGGCATTACATTCGTCTGTACAGGCGGTAGTTTCTTCGCCTTGAAGTCGCTTAGATCCTTGACACCTGACATCCTGGCAATCCGCTGGAAGATCCTGACTGCGTCGAACTGGCTAGCCAGCAACGGATTGCTGGAGATCGTCTGAAAGAGCTGCATCATGATCTGAGCGTCTCCATCTCCCGGAATCGAGCCATCTCCTTCCACTACATCATAGTCCACAATCAGGTCAAAGGGATTAACCATCCTTCTCGTAACGTCCCCAAACTCCTCTCTCAGATCATCTTCCCACCTGCCTGTCATGTCGACGTAGAGGCCTCGGGACATAAGTTGCTGTGTATGGCTAGCGAGCATATATCCTAGATCTCCCATCGTCTGCAGTGAGGTTACCTTTGCAGCTTTTGCAAGTCTCGATAGTGCACTCTGCCTCGTCCCCTGCGCCTCAGCTGCACTCACCCTCTCGCTTCCAGACCTAGCAAGACCCATAACGCTATCAACAGAACCAGAGCAAGTCTTAATGAGTTCGGTGATATACGCAGAATCTCGTATATGGTTCTGAGTGATGTCAGTAACCTGGAGTTGCTTAACAGCATTCTCTACTCCTCTCCCCCATGCAGCCCTTCTCATCCGAATCAACTTTCCAGGGCCAGGATCCATCAGATCGTTGATGTTGATAAGGCTAGGATCCACCACTAGCATATCATTGATGCTCTTCCGCACATTCTGGATATGCGAGTTAACAAGAAAGTCCAGGACTCCCTGCAATCCACTCACAACCTCCAGCCTCGAAATCGGAGTAACGCTATACCCATCGAAGTCAGGACTACAGGTAACAACAGGAAACATATTATGGTCGAGGCCAAGAGGCTTAGCACACCTGATATACTTATCAGCCGCGACGCAGAAGAGCCATTTCTCAGGATACTCATTCGTCCCAAGTCCCCATTCTTTCGGGATCAAGTTAACGTACATATAGATCTGATCAATAGGAGATGTCGATGAACCTCCGTTGATTGAGGTAGATCCAAAGTGATCAGTTCTCCCACTTGCACCTTGCTTATTGTAGACGCTCCGTCCAGCAGTTCCTCGCATCTCGGAGAGATACTTTCCATTGAAGAAAGTATTATCCCTCTGTTCGTACTCAAGGATCTTCATATAGTTCGTAGGCTCTATCCATCCAGTGAACTCGCCCTTCTGAACACTCTGCACAGGCACGTTCGGGTCAGGGAGGTATAGGTAAGGGTCAATATTCCTAAGCATATTCCCTTCATAGAGCGTAGCATCTTGGCTCTCCCTCTTCTTCCCTGTCGGTATCCAACTTCCGAAGATAGCAGAGAGAAATCCACTATCAACCAATCTTGTCCTCTTCCCATAGACCTTATCCCAATAAGGCGCTGTTACTCCAATCCCATAAGCCCAAGCATCCCTGAAGGTTGTATGCAGGTTAAGGGCCATCTTTGCCCTTCGACTCTGGACCTCGATAACCTTCTCAAGAAGGATTGCACCAAACTTATCCTCTGGTGAACTTCCATCATAGCGGAAGATAGGATAGTCCAAGAACGCTGCAACGAGATATGTCAAGAGCGTCTCGAGAGTAGCGAAGCTATAAGGGATCACGATAGAGACTGGCCTTCTCTCATCATTCTCCTTCACAGCCCTCTCTGCCTCATCCGTAGGAATAAAGGCTGTAAGCGTCCGGTCGATAGTCTTCCAGCTCTTATGCCTCTTACTAATCTCTGTCGAACTCTCTTGAATCCTCTGATTCAGCTTTGTCAATACAGATTGATGAAGGACTGAGCTTGGTCGAAAGTCTAGTCCACTTGGATAAGTATAGCCAAGATCAGTCGTAACATAGTTCCCACTGCTCTGTCCAGGATCGAGGATATTCATTAAGCAGCTCTCCAATTCTTAAGTGCAGGTTCGTTCTCTTTCTCCAGTCCTGCGAATTCATCTTCTTCCGGCAACTCTCCTGCCGTATTATCTGGAGCGAAGTAACGCTCTCCCAGTTCTAGCATCTCCACTATATAAGCTGTAGCATCCATCACGTCGTCTCGTTTACTCTTAGGAAAGGCAATCAGCTGACTCTCGAGAACTTGCGTAACGTTCTTGTTGTGCCAGACATAGCCAAGGCGATAGAGCGGGTTAAGCATAGCGATACGATCTTCCTTCTTCGCTCTTGCTTTCAGCTCTACAAGGTTATAGAACTTACCCCTCTTCAGCATGTAGGTAGTGATCGGGTAGGTGATAAACTCATTCAAGCTCGTCACTTCATATCCAATCGTCCTGGCTCCAATCCTATCTGCCATTGCAAAGGCTTGTTCGTATATCTGCTCAGGATGCAGCTTCTCCGCTACAATATCCCTTATGCAAATCCTAGGAATCTCCACGTTCACGCCTATCCCTACGATAGCGCTATAGTCCGAAGAGACCTTAGTCGTCTTCGCAGGATCGATAATTACTATGTTCTCATACGTAGGGAGGACCTTTGTGAACTCAGGATCACTCTCCAGATAATACTTAAAGTACTCTTGCTTGAAGACCGCATCTTCCTTCGCAATAGGCTGGCCACGATACTCCCGAGCGAAGACATCGAGAAGACCCTGTACTCTATAGGACTCGTACAGAGTCTTGATCTCCTCGTTCGTCATAAAGTCGGGCCAGTTGCTGTGTAGCGCATCGTCGCAGAGGTCGATCTCGATACTATTCCACGTCGGATCGCTGATCAGATCGGCGAGCAAGCTTTTCTCATGTAGCAGTGTCCCAACAAAGACCACCTTCCAACTCGCATCTCTTCTATCTATCGAGTTCATAACATCAGCGAAGAACCACTGCTTAAGCTTCTTCCTCTGCTCTTCACTCTCTACCGCCTCAGGATCCTCAAGGTCATCGATCAGAATGAGGCCAGGTCGATAGTTTCCCCACCTAACTCCACGAACCTGCTGGCCTGCACCTCGAGGGAGGATAAGCGTCTCTCCATTAGCAACCCACATTTCCTTGCTAAAGGAGTTATCCATCCCTATATCCTCTGCACTCACATTATTGGTCTTAACGCTCCCGAAGATCTTACGAATCTTCTGGTTCGATAGAAGCTCCCGCTTCAGGTTCTCACTCTCCATCACAGCCTTTGTTGCTGTACTGCTGATCAGGACGATAAATCGCGTCTCCCGGAAGAGTATCTTCTTCCCTGCATAAGCGATGTTCAGGGTCGTAGACTTTCCCCAGCCTCGAGGAGCCTTAATCGCAGTCTTCTGTTCTTCTCCATCCAACGCAACGAAGATAGGCTCCGTTACGGAAGGGAAGGGACGATAGAATGATTCAGAGAAAAGGATCTGCGAAGCTGCCTTCGTGCTCAGAAGACACTGCGCCATGATTTCCTTTATCTCATCTTTATTATCTAAGTTCATCTTAGTACCAACTCGTTCCGTTATAGAAGAAGTGTACCTTCTCCGCAAAGGCTATCGAGACTGCAATCCCTACAGAGTCAAACGTAATAAGGTTAGCGCCCTTGTTGATGACTACTATCTCATACCCAGCAGTGAAGGTTCCAGATGGATTGAAGTTCCTATCCTCTCCATTCGGATCAAGGAAGCACACTGTTCTGATGCCTGTAGCTGCCTGAGCTATAGTCTCATCATCAGTCATAGCACTTTCGTACTTTGTCTCCTGTGCCCCTGTAATCGGAGTAGGGATCATGTCTATAATCACGATAGTATCTCCTTCCGCATAGACTCGTTCCATTTCTATTTCCTCCTATTCATAATCGTCCCAGCGAGGAGGAAGCGATACTCAGCTGGTGTACCTACTACCATTCGAAGATAGTATGAAGCAAAGTCGAATGTGAGTAGATCTGTCTGTGCCGCTGTTATTGTTAAGGCAATAGTACCTGCCGTACCTCCAAGGACGATTCCAGGAGATGTCCCAGTATTGATTATATCCAGTATCGTTGCAAGAGACTTTGGATTGTATAAGTGAAAGAGAGCTGCATATCCAGTGAGATTCTGCAACTGCTTATTCACATCATACCAGATAAAGGTCTTCTCAACTGTCTCTCCCTGGAAGATCGTAAAGTTATATAGTCCGTTCATGGTCATCCTTTGCTAATTTATTTACCATAGCGGTTGGTTATTTACTCGCCACACCCGTCCTCTTCTCATATGTCCTCAGTCCGCCTAAGCCGAGCATACCAAGAAGCAGTTCCATGAGAACTGTTGTGTCCAATGCAGGAAGAGGAGGGTGTCCAAAGAATATTGATGCCCATGTTCCTATAGGCTGCACTATGAAAGTGTATCCTAGACCAGCTACACATACCCAGCCAGCTCCTGGTCTCCACCCTCCAATGAAAGTTGAAGATGATGCAGCCTCAACTGCATTAGTCTTAATCTGCTCAAGCGCCAACTGAAACTCCTGATCAAGTTGCTTGAACTCTCCTTCTTGCTGAAGTTGAAACATTGCAAGCTTCGCTTTATCAGCTGCATCCTTATCTGGAAAGATCTTATCTATAATC